CCGATATATTTAATAATACTTCAATCAAGATGGCTAAGGTTTTTAAACGCCTTATGTTCCCCGAGAAACTTCTAAGGAAGTTTTGGGAGCCATCTACAAGAGCTAGCTTTGAACTTAATGCCCGAATGGGTGGACAGCGTAGTTATGTTGATGATTATCTCTCTAAAAGGGATAAACTTGAACAGCTACCCTCCAACCTTGTCGCTATTAAGCGAGACCAAGTAGGACATTACAAAAGTATTCTGTCTCGTGTGTCAGACGAGAACTACTTCTATTCTTTAATGACACTTTCCGGAGTTCCGTACTCCCAATTAGACCCACTAAAAGCTCGGGTTGTTCCTGTTATGGAACCACTTAAAGTGAGAGTTATTACTGCTGGAGAAGCAATACCATATTATATGGCAAAGCCTCTTCAAAAGCAAATGCACTCCCACCTCAAAGTCCTACCTGCTTTTAGATTAATTGGTGAAGAACTCCGTTGCGAACATCTAACGGAGATGATGTTGCAACACGATTACTTGAATAATAAATTCTGGAACACCAGCGTGAAAAGTCTTAAAAACTTTATGCCTGACGAATTCTTCGTATCAGGTGACTATTCCGCAGCTACTGATGGGCTTAAGATTGATTATACTCTTCTTACGTATGATAATGTGATTAATTCACTTATATCTAAAGTAAGACCTGGAGTTCTTAAATATCTTTTTGCCATGCGTCGCGTTCTTGAACCTCATGACCTATATTATAGAAAAAAACAGGCTCGGCTTCATATGGATCCTTCCATACCTATAACCGAGGTTGAAATTGACGATAATATCTTTCAGGTTGTTCGACAGAACACTGGACAATTGATGGGTTCCCCCTTGTCTTTTCCTTTGTTATGTGCCATTAACTTTGTTTGTTATTGGCTTTCAATAGAGGAGTATACTGGAACAACCATAAAAATGGAAGAATGTCCTGTCCGAGTTAACGGAGATGATATTCTTTTCCGCTCTAATGCGGAACATTACCAAATTTGGTTGAAGTATATAAAAGAAGTTGGATTCACCTTGTCTTTAGGAAAGAACTATGTCCATGGAACAGTTGTAACTATAAATAGTCGCTGTTTTATTTATCATCGTTTTACTAAATACTTTAAGCATCAATTTGAAGAGATGCCCTATTTCAATTGTGGTCTTTTGATTGCACAATCGAAGGGTAAGTTAGCTAATCGTGATCGAGAACTCCCTTTATCGGAGCTTTATTATAAAGTCTTATTAGGCGCGAGAGATAAAGTCCGCGCTCACAATCGTTTTATTCACCACAATCGTCATCAAATAGAAGAGATGACGGGCCGTGGTAAGTATAATCTTTTTATCCCTATTATAAATGGTGGTTTAGGATTTCCTGTTTTCCCTGAAGTCTTGGAATATATCAAAGTGACCTCTTTTCAGAGGCGTTTTGCTACTTTCCTTCGATCTAAGGTTGATGAGAAACTGGCTGAAGGTACATACCCTAAAAAGTATTTATTTGCATGCCTCTCTCTACAGGCCCCTAAATCACGATTCTTAATATATCGTGGTCAGTGGAAATTTCAACTCTTTCCTAGATGTGGTCCTATCCCTAGTGGATGGATTCCTTTCCTAGAAGAGCCGTCATTTAAACAAGATCCTTTTTCCCAAGTAGAGCATTTTTGGGATTCTGAAGAGTTGTTTGCAGCAGTTAATAAATCTTCCTATCGTCTTCCTTCGAAAACAATAGTTCGACAATTTACTAAACAAGCTTATCATTCAGAATTCTCAAATATGGACCGAATGTCGAATATAGATTTATTCTATCCTCTTAATTCGGTTCTCTACTATAGGAAGTAAGATTATACTATGGGTCTGCCTGCTTTGATTCCCAAATCTCTGATTTGAGAGCTAAACATAACGCCAACAGACTACAACGGCGAATAGGGAGTAATTATCCCCTTGCAGGTGGAGTATAGTCGTCCTTGGTCCTGGGAGGATCCCATTTTCAGGAACAAAACTCTCTTAAAAAACAATTAATATGATCACTCGTCGAAATCGACAACAAATGATGCCCTATGTAGGCGGTGCTGGTGTTGGTGCAATTGCTAATGCAATTCTCAGTAATCCAGCAACTCAAAACTTGGTACGCTCTGGTGTCCGAGCTGCAGGTAATGCAGTTCGGTCAGGTGTAAATACTCTCTCTAGAAAAGCGAAGAATAAAGCACTTCGCTCAATCGAGGAGTTTGCTGCCCCTGCCGCTATTGGCACTTCCATTGTGAAGTCAGATCCTATGATCTCTAATCACAATTCGAAAGGTATCAAATCGGTTACTGTATCCAACCGTGAAGCTATTGATATTTCTATCAATGGTTCCTCATCCTGGACTCCTCAATTTGAAATTGAGTTGAATCCCGGTGTTGCGAATACTTTTCCCTTTTTGTCCAATATTGCCGCCCAATATCAAGAATATAAGTTTGCAAAATTGAAATTAATCTACATTCCAATTGCTGCCACTTCTACTCAAGGTGATATCATCATGTGTCCCTTCTATGACTCGACACAACCTTTTCCAGGTAATGAAATCCAAGCCTCTGACACCGCAAATTCAATTGTGGGATCAGTTTGGATGCCTCATGTCTGTACTCTCTCTCCTTCTCTCATGCACCCATCTGGTGTTAAAAAGTATATCCGGACCTATAGAATGTCTGGAGATACTAAAAACTATGATGTAGGTAGATTTCAATTTTCTACCGTTAATGAGTCCAATACTAATGCAATTGGTAAACTCTATGTTGAGTATACTGTTCATCTATTTGGACCTCGGCTTGCACCGACAGTTGGTTTGGGACCTTCACAAACCTCAGTTTGGTACCTTGGTTCAGGCTTTAGCCTGACTGGTGCTACCACTTCAACCCTCACAGGTTGGAACGCTCTTGCTACAACTGACAATCTTAACACGACTGTTAGTGCATCAACTGGAGTATTTACTCTACCTGATGGTAACTATAGAGTGACCTTTGTAGCTGGGTTTGCTGATACTACATCTGAGACCGTTGGGTTTATACCCGAAATCGTTGATATAGGAAATTCCCGTACATGGCAAGGTAATGCTGTGTTTCGTCCTGCTTCTACAACCTATGGTTTAGGTTCGATCGCTGTTGGACAGGTTTGGTCCTCTTTACCCACCTCGGGTAATGTAGGTACTGCAACCTTTAGCCTTGCGATTGCTTGTGGGTCCGCTTCCGGATCCCCTACAGCCACTGCTTGTTCGAGTGCGACACTTCTTAATGGAACCTATGTCGTCATTGAGCTTCTCTGATCCGATTAAATTCTGGATCTTAATTGTTTTATCTTTTCTTTAACCATGGTTAAAACATATTACATGGCCAGTAGTATGGATGCATCTTAAGTCAGATGCTCACCTCTTCACACTTTCTTCTCTTCTGGATTACGTGGCGTACTTCGCTACTGTATTACCCTATGATTGAAAACTAAATCTATCACAAAATCAATAATTTCATGATGAGGGTTCCAAACGTATCTCTAACTTATATGGGGTACGAAATAT